CTGCACATACTATAAACACGGGAGTTAGGGAGAAGCATAAAGCCTTTCTGTTGTAACTCCGCACATTTCAATACTCTGACTAGTTCATAGTCTAGACGCATCTTTTCTTCTTGACGTGCAGCCATTGATCTACACCGATTTAAACCTTCTCTATCTAGAGGGACCATAAAGTTTATTTGTCCTCCCCAGTTCTCAGCCATAGTATAGCTGGAAGGTCTCATACCATCTTCATCTATATCCCAGGGTTTCGTATGATTCCCCATATAGAATGGAGAGAAGGTCATAGTTGCTCCATTGCAACTTATATTAGGACCGTAATGCTGTCTAGACGGTGCTCCATTGTTCTGGAATTGCACCGCTTGGTTTGTTACATTTCCTGTTGCAGCAGCCACTGGATTAGATGTATTGTTTGTCTCACCTTCATTAGCACGAACTGGTGCTACTGAGAGAAGACTGATAAGGATACTGTAGTAGAAGTAGTGTCGATTTCTCTTTCTATTTCTGTTATTGACAGTACCTGGCTGGCTGCTCTTGTCACCACTTCTAGTGAGAAGGGATCTCCAGCTGTGTGTAAAGTGAATATTGAATCTGAATCGGCTATACCTCCTGAAGAGGCTGATGTATGGGTTATGTTTTCCCCACTCCATTTGTTTAATGCAGACCCGTACGTTGTGGTGGTTATTTCCTCCACGATCTCTTGGGTCGTTGTAGTTGTACTGTTCATCGAACCCTGGGTGAAGTTTGGGGTTACTAATTCTGCTCTTGCTACCGTGGGTGATGTCAGTAGGAAGAGTAAAAACCATTTGTTCATTCTTCCTTTTTCTTTGCCATTGGACAGTTTGTTACTCCTTTATCTTTAGAATTACCAGTAGATAAACCGAATGTTGCAAGTGCTCCAGTAAATACCGAAGCTACGAACGTAATATCGCTATTACCAGCCTTCTTTATCATAGGCAATTCTACATAATTCATTGTAATGATAAATCCGCTCCAGACAACAACTCCAAGACGAACAAATGTTCCTAAGATTTGGATTTGGTGTTCTTGGTCTTCGGCTGCGTCTTTGAGCTTTCCGAGGATTCCTTTTTTTTCTTTTCCTTCCATTTGTTGATCTTAGCTTGTAATTGTTTTTGGACTTTCTTTTTGATAGGTTCAAATAAAGATTGAGTAACAGTAGTTGTTGCCACTGCTACTACAGCTGTTGTTACTGCTGTTACCACCACAGCTGTCTCAGGTACTGGCATCTGTATGTCCAATACAGGGATTCGTAAACTGGGTGGTTCTGGTTGTTCAGATGTCTTTTCCTTCTCTACGTCCTCAGGAGCCTCTAAATCGCTCGGAGGTATTACCATAGGTGTATATGATGGTATCCGAGCTGAAGGCACCTTCAAGTCGATTCTAGGCAGGTCTACGGGCTTAGGGAGGGTAGCTCTTGGCAGCTTAATCGGCTGCATCGGCAGTATTACCTTCTGCTACCCACTCTAGGTATTCAGCGTAATCGGTGTTTGCTGGATCAGCTGGTATTGAAGTAATTGTTCCGTCATCTAATGTCCTTTGAAGTGCTGTACGTTCTTTACCATTAGATTGTTTTGGGTATAGTTTGTATTTAGTTGCCATAATTAAAGTTCTGCTGAGAAAAAGAGCCATCCACCGTCTTCTGTAAATTGCATTTGACCTCCTTGACCTGCCGTCATACCACCAGGAGATTTTTTAAGTGAACAACTAGAAGGATTAGGAGTTTTAATTGACATCCAAATTTCATTAGCACTGAGATTGATCTCAGTACTGTCATCGGCTGCGTCAAGAACAAAAGATGTAGCACTTCCTGTATAAGAAGGATTTGCTCTCATAGGAACTGGGAAACGGACAGAATAACGCATATCGCTGGATGAATGCGCATACCCCATTATACCTGCATAATCTGTATCATCACCAAAGATACTAAAGAAATACCTCTGACACCTAGCTAATTCATCACCATACGATCTATGTTCAAAGTCAGTGGCGTATGATCCTACTTCTAACTGAACTCCAGTGATTTCAAAAGTTGCATCATTAGTTGTCCACCAAGTTGAAGTATCATCAGGTGTTGAACTGTTACCAACATAAGTAACCCATTGGTCAACCGTTGAACCACTTGTGAAATTTGTTCCAACATATTGAAATATTTCTATGACCAGCCCTGCACCATTATTGTTATCTATTTGTATGGCTGGACTTGAACTACCAGGAATTGTTTTAGTTACTTTTGTCCAAGTATTAGCTGCAAGCGTGTATTTATGATTATATTGTCGTGCTGTACCATCACCAGCATACAGACTTAAAATAAAAGTTTTTGCTACACTAGATTTTGCCCAAAAAGATATAGTTATATTACTAGAAGCTGAAGTATAATCCCAACCAGAATTAGCTAAATCTTGAGCTTCAACCGTATATTGAATTTGAGCATAATCACCACCATCAGTTCCACCTGTTTGGTTGCCATTAGTGACGTGTACTGAATTTCTAAAACCTTTTTCCCAAGGACCAGTATCACTGGATGTTAATGCGTGTTGTGCTTGTGTTAGGGCTTCATCATGTCCACTAAAATTTATTCTAAATCTATCAACTGTTTGATACCCAACCGCTGTAGACGAAGTACCTCTCTGAGCCACTTGCATCGCCCCATTAATTATCAAATTCCTAAAGCTTCTAGGATTTGAAATATCTACTGCAACAGCTTGTCCACTGGTTGCAGCATTGATTGTATTTACTTTTAATGTGCTCATGGTTTATAAGGCGTAGTTCCTAAAATAGTTGTATTCCATTGAGCTTTTAAACCTGCTTCATTAGAGGCACTAGTAATAGCTGAATCAGCTGGAGCATCTCTTAGTGCTTGCTTTTTAGTAACAATAGCTGAAGTGTCAGCACTTGTTTCTTGTGCTTTTTGAAATTCAATGTCTAGTTCTGCAAGTTTAGGTACTCTTGCATTTCTAATATTTTTTTTATGAATTTCTCTGGCTTTCGCCATGTCTGTTCCAAATCCCATATTTTACTCCGTATAAGTCCAAGCACCTCTAAAACTTCTATCAGTTGGGACTGTAGAAGCATCAACGATCCAAGAATTTTTACCACTAGGTACGTCTTTAGCTTGTATTTGTTCAACTGTTAAACCACAGTTATCAGAAGGTGCGATGATAGAAATTCCTCCTTCATCGTTATTGTAAATAATTCGTTTATCAGAATTAGCCATAATTTTTATTTAGTTAACGGAAGACAGCTATACCAACATTTGGGGAATCGATAAACTCATAAGTAGACCAGTTCCATCTTAGAACTTTAAACTTAATAGATCCGATAGCCCATGCATTATAAACTGCACTAACACCCACATAAGAGTCAGTTTGATCTGCACTACCAGAATCATAATTCTGACCAGAGGCTACCCAAGCATAATCATCATCTGTCATATTAGTCGTAAAACTAACTGTAAAATGACCAACTCCATGATCAGTAATAGAACTACAATTATAAGAATCTCTTATAGAAGGTGTGCCAGTACCATCAATATTTGCCCACGCTTTTGCTGTATTATCAACAGCTCCAAATTCCAGTGTTCCAGCAGTGGAACTATTCATCAATACTTGACCAGCGGTACCTACAGTTGCAGGTAGTTTAAGTGCTAGATCAGAAGCAGGGTTAGTAGC